CCAACGTGAATTTCAATTTGCCGCCCGCAATCGTACAGCCTCAATTCGTTTCGCGCCCGGCGCTGAAATATCGTGGTGTGATGGTGCGAAACGCTGGCCCCGGCGCGCACCTGACAATGACAGCGAACGGTGCTGACGTGATCCAGAACGGTGCCGCTTTGTCATCGGCTGGCGGCACCATCAACACGGTAACGCAGGGCACCGTTTGGGAAATCTCTTGCTTGTTCGCGGGGATTTGGTTTGTCACCTATTCAAACGGTGTCATCGTACTGACGTAAGGGGTGCCGCCATGGACGTTTTCCGCGCTATCTTTTTGATACTGCTAGGAGAATGCCTAGTGGTGTTGACGGTTGTGCAGGCCGTTCACATGCTGCATATATAAAGTGTATCCCGCACCCCAAGGAGAGAAAGCATGACGACTGGCACCCCGAACACGAACAACATCTATGGCGTTGGCGCCCCCGTCGCGCTGGCGCCGAAGAATACGCTTTATTTCGACACCACCAATGCGGCGGCGTACACCGCGTACATTTCCACGGGCACCGGTTGGGTGATCCTTGGCTTGTCCGGTTCGGTGGTGTTGCCGCCCGGCTTGGTTGGTGATCTTCCTGCCGCCGCCGCCGGAAATCTCGGCTGGCGAGGCACCGTCACCGACAGCAACGCTGTTTCGATTACGGCAGGAATTGGCACGGTTGTTGCCACCGGTGGGGCAACCGTTGCGCCCGTTTTCAGTGACGGGGCAGACTGGCGTATTGCGTAATGCGCCCGAATTTGCACCGCGTCGTTAAGGGCGGCGTTTGGTGCTGAAAACAAGTCTCGAAAGGGCATGAGAATGGCAACCGGGATTGAAATGCTTTTGAAATCGTTTGGGCTTGATCCGAACGAAATCAAGGCCAACGTTGAGCGAATGATTGGTGATATTAAGGGCGGCATTGCTGCCCTAAATACTCGCCAGCAGGAAACCAACGTAAGGCTGGCGCGCATTGAGCAGGCGTTGAACATTGAAACCCCGGTTGCCGTCGCCCAAATCGAAGCAAAACCGAATGGACATGCAAAAACAGATTGACGATTTACAGCGCCGCCTTGTTGCCCTTGAACGGTTTTTACCGCTCTTGGAAAAGTATTTCGCTGGCGATATTGCGGGCACGTCTGACGACGCCGCCCGCGTTTTAGCTGGCGATGTTTCGCACGTTCAAGCTGGTGACGAAATCAAATCGGAATAGGGTGCTGTTATGGCAGGCAATGGTGAAACAGTCACAATCGAAAACGGCCCCGTTACAGAGGCCGCAACTGCGTCAGCCCAAACGGCGGCAAATGCAGCCGGTGCCGCTATAGCAAGCGCTGCCGTTGTGGCAGAACAGGCGCAAGTACAGGCCGCCGAACGCGTTGAGCAAATCGCGGAAGAAACCGCAGAGGAACTCAGCGAACAAGAAAAGAGGTTTTCGTCATGGCTTCAAGAAAGCAACCAGCGGCAGGAGCAAATGCACCAGCAGACGCGGGAAGTAGCGTCACAAGCCCTGCAACGGACGGAGGCGTTGGCGGCGACGTTTCAACAGTCAATGGACCAATTGGCGAAACTGTTGACCCCACCACCGTCACCCGCGACGGAGGCGACGGCGGAAGTAGTGCAGCCCCCAGCAGCCCCAAGCGCGGAAGAGGCCGCCCGCCCGGCAGCGGAAAAAAGCAACAAACCGCGTCGCCGCCGAATATAGGCGCCATTCAAGCAACGCTGCTTTCCGTTCACGCGATTATTGCCACCAAAATACCGGAAATGGCGATTGATCCGGCGGAAGCACAAATGCTTGCCGAACGTATCGCCGCCGTTGAGAAATATTATCCGGCGGTAAGTACAATTATGTCGGGCAAGATTGCGGATCACGTTGCCTTGGTGGGCGCGTTGATGCAGGTTTATGGCACGCGTTTGGTTGCAATCCGCAATAACCGGATGAATGCACAAAACGCCGCCGAATTGCCGCCCGGTGCAACGGTTATTCCGCTCAACGGTGCGTCACCAAATGGCAGTACACTTACCAAATGATACTCAGCATGTGCTGGAATTAGGGCGCAACGGTTCGGGTAAAACCACCGCTGGCCTTTGGCATTTGCAAATGCGTAATTTCGAAAAAATGCCGTGGGTGATTTTTGATACCAAGGGTGATCCTGATATTGAAAAATTGGGGCGCTTTGATGGTGTCAATCATCTGAAAATCACAGAACAGCCCGGCAAAAACGGCTTATATATTGTACGTCCGCGCCCGGATCAGGTTGATGAAATAGAGGGCTTTTTGTGGCGCGTTCATGCACGAAATAAGGTTGGCCTTTATTTTGATGAGGGATATATGGTCAATCAACGCGGTGACGCGCTTAATGCGTTATTGACGCAAGGCCGCACAAAAAGAATTCCGATTATTTTGCTTTCCCAGCGCCCGGCGTGGTTGTCGCGATTTTGTTTTTCTGAGGCGTCTTATTTTCAGGTTTTTTCGCTGACGGATCAGCGCGACCGCGCCACGGTGCAGCAGTTTATCCCAAAAGAGAAGGCCAACCTAGAAACCCGCTTGCAGCCGTTTCACTCTATATGGTATGACGTGAAGCGCGACGAGGCTTGCACCTTTTCGCCAGTGCCGCCAGCCGAAGAAATTTTGGACACTTTCCGCGCCAAACTGATGCCTCGCAGGGTGCGGATATGAGGGCGGCAAATGGAAGAGACAATTATCACCATCAACGGTGAAAACATCGCAACAATTTGGCTTATCGGCGCAATCGGTATCGCGCTGATGATTGTTGCCGTCAAACTCTACAAAGGCAAAATCGGCGCCACCGCCACCGCCTAAAGGAGTTTCGGCAATGCTGAATTGGGCGATACTGAAAAACCCCCTCAATTGGGCAATCGTTTGGGTTGTCCTTTTGATCGGGGCTTTTTTCTTTCATCTGCTTCACGAAACCATGACCAATTCGTCGCTGGCGACGGAATAGGAGAGAGCAACTATGTCGGCACAACAGGCACAAATGAGCGCTGGCGACGCGAATACCCTCGCAACGGGGCTTATCACCAGTCGCGCAATCAAGATGGTGCAGAACATCTTTTCGCAGACGGTGAACCCGGCAACCAATCCAATCATCACCGTGCAGCCTCAGCCCGTGGGCCTCGTCCTCGGCTGGATTGTCGAAGTGGTGGCGGATTTGGCCGACCCCGGCGTCGGGAATTCCTACGCCCTTACTCCGTTCGGGCCTGCGAACATCTTTTCGCAAATTCAGTTCAACGACCTTTCCAACGTCACCCGAATTCAGACGAGCGGTTGGCACCTGCATTCAATCAACAGCGCCAAGGGTGGCGCCCCCTATCTCGCCGCACGCCCCAATCTGAATTACCCTGTGGCATTCGGCGACGTGTTCGGCGGCAATCTTGCCGCAAATCAGGCACAGAACATCATACAGGCCGCGAGTGTGTACGATCATACGCATTTCGCACAAGGCGTGCAGATGATGTATTGGGTGCCGTCTGCGTATTCCATGACGGATTTGCGCGGCGCCTATTACGGCAACGTTGTCAACGCCAACTGCCAACTGCAATTCACCATCAACCAGCAGGCGTTTGTTGCCGCCGCCGGTGATCCGGTGAACGCGGTTTACCAGGGCGTCGGCGCCAGCGTCGGCGGTGCGTTCGGTACTTCGTTCACAGTCAACGTGTACCAAATCTATTACGACCAGTTGCCGGTTGATCCGCAGACGAAACAGGTGATCCTCCCCTACCTGTCCATGTCCGTCATCTACGATATCAAAAATTCGACATTCCCCGGCGTGACGGCAAATCAGGATTTCCCAATTTCGTATGCGAATTTCCGCGATTTCCTGTCAACAACCGTCATCTACGACAACCCCAACGTCGGCGTGTTGCCGGTGCCCGGCAGCGACGTGAATTATTGGGCGCTGCGGCAGGCGAATAGCCTCAACATCTTCAAGTATCCGGCGAAATACACCGGCCTCTTCTCGCGTTCGGTGGTGGGTGACGATTTCCCGCCGTCCTGCTATTTCTTCGATAGCAGGAACAAGCCCATTTCCACCGTCGCCTTCGGCAATATGCAGTTGATCTTGAACGCCGCCGTTGCCAACGGCAACCCCAACTGTCAGGTGGGGTTTGAGGCGTTCTCGTATCAGAACACGATTGCCGCTGCGTCGTCGCTGTCGTCGGGTACGTAATAGCGCTTGGCGGCGCTGGAACGGCGCCGCCCTCGTTTCGGATCATGGCGAGGGCGGCGCCGTTCGTCTAAAAGAGAGCAAGGGCAATGGACAATATTACCGCGCTGTTGAATAAGTGGTGGTCAAAGCCATTTGATCCGGCGGGTGATGCTGTCGATTGGATTTTGTTTCTCGGTTTCGCCGCTGTTGTGCTGTTCGCATGGCAGCGGGTAATCCGCAAAATTTCAACGGAGTAAGGCCCTCAAGTAACGAAGTGTAGGGCAAGGAGAGAAGCAATGACGTTCCTTTGGCAGCATTGGGTAATCGTGCTGGTGGTGTTGCTCGTCGGGTTCTATCTCGGCAGGAAAACAACGCTGTTCAACACGGTGCCAGTGATCGGGCAGTAAAATGCCGCAAGCGTCGGTGATATTCTTTTACATTGCGGCGGGGTTTCTCATTTACATCACCGCCAAGGGCGAGTTGCCTGCGTATCTGAATATCATTCTGGCGAAATCATCGGCGCCGTAAAGGTGACAAATGCCGTTTGTCTTGATTATCATTGGGTTGTTCTTGCTTATCGCCGGTGCGCGCGGTACGCAGGGCCAGCTTTATGATTTAATCAAAGGCGATTTCACCGGCCAAAATTCATTCATCTATTGGATTGCGGCAATGGGTGTTATCGGCGGCCTTGGTTACATTCCTGCTTTGCGCGGCCTCTCTCATGCCTTCCTTGCGCTGGTGCTGATAGTGCTGGTTTTACACCAAAACACCGGCATTTGGGCCAATTTAACGTCAGCGCTTCAAGGCTCAACATTGGCGGCAACGCCAACACCAATTAAGAAGGCGGCGTAAAATGGGTAAAATCGGTGAACAGGTTGTTGTGATCCTGCTGGCAATCGTTGGCGTCGCAATTCTTGCGGTGCTGGTGTCAAAGCAGTCGAACACCACCGGCGTTATCAGTGCCTTCGGCACGAATTTCAGCAACGCGCTTGGCGCGGCCTTGCGCCCGGTAACAGGAGTTGGCGGCCTTGGGTAACATTGGCGAACAGGTGGTTAGCGTTCTGCTGGCAATCGTTGGCGTCGCTATCCTCGCAGTGTTGGTGTCGAAGAATTCCAACACAAGCAACGTCATCAATGCGGCAGGCGCCGCTTTCACCGGCGCGCTTGGTATCGCTGTTTCGCCCATTACGGGCTTTACCGGCGGTGCCTCCCCGTACAACGTTCCCGGCCTAGGATCACTCAACAGCCTGAGTTATACCGGGCAATATTCGGCGCCGGGACAAGGGCCTTACGGTTTCTAAAAAACGGCAGCGAAAGTGTAATGAATGTTCAAGCGCCAAACACAAATCGTCAACACCGGGTACGGCGCGAACAATGTGACGTATCTGCCGGACACAACCAATCCATTATTCAACGCTTTTGGGCGTGGTGGAATACTCCCAACGTTCCATTGGGAAGTGTTGCAGGGCGCGCAAATGTGGGTCAATCCTGCGTTGCGTGTTATCGGAAATCCAGGTGTCCTGTCCGCTCAATGGGCGTTACAGCCTCTCATTGACACTCGCGGCATCAACGGGACATAAGGCATGGATATCATCAACTATGCCAAAGAACACCCTTGGACAATCGCCGCCGTCGCCGGTGGCGGGCTGATACTCTATTATCTGTATGCGTCAACGCAGAATGCCAGCACCGCCGTCACATATGCCCCCGGCACTGATCCGGCAACGCAGCAGTTGAACGCCCAATTGGCGGCACAAACGCAGGCGTTGCAGTATCAATTCGCCGGGCAGCAAAATCAGCTTAACGCCTCCGTTGCAATCGCGACGTTGCAGGCGAATACACAGGTGCAGACGGCGGAATTAGGGCGCGACGTTTCCTTGGCCGGAATTCAGGCACAGGAAAATGTGCAGGTATCGGGCCAGCAATCGCAGGTGCAGATTGCACAGTTGGCGTCAGAGGCGAACATTGCACAAATCAACGCCTCGCGTGACGTTTCAATCGCGCAAGGCGCCACCTATGCCGAAATTGCACAAGTCAACGCCGCAACTCAGCTTGGCATTGCGCAAACTGCCAGCGCCGCACAGGTTGCCACGGCGCAATATGGCCTCATTAGCACCGCGTTGCAGGTTGCGGGCGGTGGCAAAGATGCAAACTTGAATGTTTCGCTGCCCGGTGGCGGTGCAATCAACTATTCGCAGTATCGCCCTTACACCGGCAGCAGCGGCGGCACGAATTGGGGCAGCATCATCGGCGGCGTTGGCAGTGCAATCGGCGCGCTTTTCTCCGATGTTCGCCTCAAAGAAAATATCGTCATGGTTGACCGGCTTGCATCGGGCCTCAACGTGTACGAATTCAATTACATTGGGTGTAAGGAACGCTATCGCGGCCTTCTCGCTCAAGAAGTTATTGAGATTTTCCCCAGCGCCGTTGAGTTGGACCCCACCGGCTTTTATAAGGTGGACTATCTCAAAACGGGGTATGCCCTAAAGAGGGTGAATTGATGACTGACGACGAGAAAAAAGCCCTTATCATTGGCGGCGCCGTTGTCATTATTGGCGGGGCAATTTGGTTGCTGCGTAATCAGGGTCAAACCATTGCGCCGCTCGCTGATGGTGTGCAGGCCGCGCCCGCTGTTGGCGCCGCCCCCGGTTACACCACTTATAATGTAGCACCATACAGCGCCAAGCCCGCCGCAACACTCGGCACACTGACGCCCTACGAAATGACGGGCGGTTGTGGGTGCGGTGGCGGTGATGGTTGCTTTACCGCCGGTGGCACCAATACACCGAATGCGCCAACGTCTTTGACGCAATTGCTGAATTGGTACGCCAGCAAAAACCCCAATTTTGGCAACATTGCCAACCAACAGGTGCAGGCGTACAACTTCCCGGCCTCAACAATCATGGAACAAACGGGGCCAACAGCGTTGAGCAATTCACCGCTATATTAGGAGTGTGTCGTCATGCAATACGGTGTAACGTTCAATCAATTGGGCCAGCCGTTGCCGCCGGGCCTGCACATTCCGCAGAACTTTGCAAATCTGCCGTATGTGCCGCACCCGTTGATGGTGACGGGGCACATTCCATTCATTCCGGTGTTGGGCCAGAAAGCGCCGGTTTCACCATCGGTGACGCCCTCATATGCGGCAACCACGGCGGTAAATCCCGGCCCCCACGCGATGTACTAAAGGGGTAACGGTGTGCCCGATTATACGTCAAGCCCGTATTACCAAACCGCTATAACGGCGGCGAATACGTATGGCGTGCCCTCTAATCTGTTCGTCGCCCAAATTGGGCAGGAAAGCCAATTTAATCCGCTCGCACAGAACGGCAACGCGCTTGGCATTGCGCAATTCATGCCAGCAACGGCACAACAATTCGGTATCAATCCTTATGACCCCAATGCGTCGTTGTTCGCCGCCGCTGCCTATGACGCGCAACTCTACAAGCAAACCGGCAGTTGGGCGTCAGCGCTTCAATCATACGGCACAACGGCGGGCGGCGTTGCTCCTGATGTTGCCAACCTAGCGCAAGAGATTGACGCCAGCGCGGGCGGCAGTTCATTCGGTGCTGACGTTCTATATGGTGCCTTGTCACCGTTCGGCATTACACAACAAGGCGTCAATGCAGCCGGTAGCGTTGTTTCTGGCGCTGCCGGGTTTCTCGCATTTCTCGCAACCCCGTCGCGTTGGTTATCGGTATTGCTTGGCCTCATTGTGATCTTTGCCGGGCTGTATCTTCTCAACTCTGACAAGATTGCGGGCGCTCTTGAAAAGGGCGCCAAAGCGTTAGCCGTCGCCTAGCAAGAGGGTTTCGTCATGCTGTTCTATCATAACGCCAATGGCCGCCTTTTCCGCGACGAGAAATTTCTCGCCAGCGGTTACAGTGGTTTCGCAGACGGCAAAAACAATCCGGCGTTGATGAATGAGCCTGACATTGGGCCAATTCCTTGCGGTGTGTATGATCTTGAAAAGATCACACACCCCGGCCTCGCTGATCCGGTTTTTAGGCTCAACCCGCACCCCGAAAACAATATGTTCGGACGCGCTGGTTTTCTCATTCACGGTGACAGCGTTGCGGCGCCAGGCACCGCGTCGCATGGGTGCATCATTATGATGCGAAGTGTACGGAACAACATCGCCACCGAAGGCGATAAAACCATCACGGTTGTATGACGCCCGGTGAATGGATTGCATTTTCAAGCCTGATTTTCACGCTAGTCAGCGCGATAGTCGTGATGATTTGGCAGGCAGCAAAATTCTATAACAAGATGATTTTTGAAACTATGTTGGTGCGCCGAATTCTCAAGGTACATAACGTCCGTTTACAGAACATCACCGCCGCCATTGCGCAATTGAAATGCAATCGGGAAAAGGATTGCCCGTTACATCATTAGGAGTGCTGCCAAATGCCAACATGGCTTTTAGACTTACTCAGCCCCGGCGGTGCCGTTGGCACGCTTATCAATACCGTTGCCTCTTTCATCCCCAACCCGGAAGAGAAGGCAAAAGCACAGTTGGCAATGCAGCAGGCCATTATTACCGCTGCCTTAACGGCTGACAGCGAACAACGGGCAATCAACAAAACAGAGGCCGCCAGCGGTTCAATGTTCGTCGCCGGTTGGCGCCCCGCTGTTGGTTGGCTGTGCATTGTCACCCTTGCGTGGTGCTGGATTTTGGCGCCGTTCGTTTCGTGGACGGTGGCCCTATTTAATTCTCACATTCCACAGCTGCCGGTGTTGAACAAAGACGAGGCGTCCACACTTCTATATGCGTTGCTCGGTATCGGCGCCATGCGAACGGCTGACAAGATCATTCCCGGCGGCGTCACCAACGCTATCACCGGCGTATTTTCCGGCGGGAAGAAATCCTAAGCAGGATCTTGTTTAGGGTTTTTGTCCGTTCGATCGAGCGGCACTAGTCCTAGGCTGGCACCCCTCGCCGGACCCAACAAAGGCCACGAAACCCTTGCCAGCGCCCGCCGAACGGCCCTAGGGTGACAAACGAAAAGCCCGCCATGGGTTCGCCATGACGGGCCTCTCAACCACCTAGGATCAGGCAGCGCCTTGGACCGGCCCCTCTTCCTAGCAAGAGGGCGCCGCCATGGCAAGCAAAAAATCCCGGCATTTGACAGAGAAACAGCGCGTCGCCAAAGAACGGCGCAAGTCAAAGAAACTTGGATATTCACTTACATATGTTCGCCACAAGAAAGAACGGGCAGCATCAAAGAAAGCATTAAAGACTGCCAAGGACTTATCAAAATACGTTCCAGCGCTGAAACCCCTAGCGAAGAAAACTAGACTTACACCACAACAAAGAGCGCAAGTAACTCACTACGCCAAAGCATTATCGGGTGTAACTAATCTAGTGCCAGTGAGTAAATCCTACGCCAAAAAGCACAAAGACGAATTGTTTGTTCCTGTTGTTGGCATTGGCAAAGGTAAAGCGGCAAGGCGCGTTCACGGTATTCAAGCGGCACGCTTCCGCAATGCTTCCGAGAATGCCAAATACGACATGACAGACGACAATTTAGTCATTGAAACGAACGGGCGTACTTGGGTTTATTGGCGCCTAGATATCGATGAAATCCGCAACAAAAACGGCAAACTTGTCAAGGCTGGCGGCGCCGCCTTTGACAAAAAATTTCCAATTGAGCGCGTCGTTGAACTCGCGCAAATCGCATTCGATAATATGGAAGTCAAGGCAATTACGCTTTGGACGCATGCCGGAAGAATTGACAGTACATTTGCCGATTTGAAAGCGTTTATCCGTTTCGTACATCAACATTGGCAAGCCGGAAAATACGTCCGATTTGATGACGAGGGCGAGATATCCGATACGAGCGACCCCGGCAAATGGATACACGGTTTAGCTATTTGGGTTGACAAATTACCGCCCAAAAAGCGCAAGAAGGGCAAGCAAAAGGGCAAACGAAAAAGCAAGCGTTGACGGTTCCGTTTGAGCGCCGCCAATGGCCCGCCCTCGCAAAATCGCTGTCATCGACGCTGAAACGGATCCGTTCAAATTCGGGCGGGTGCCGCAGCCGTTTATTTGGGGTTTCTATGACGGGCAGCAATACGTCACATTCAACAGCACGAAAGAATTCGTTGAATATGTAAAGGATCAGCGCCTTATTCTATACGCTCACAACGGCGGTAAATTTGATTTCGTTTATCTCATGCCGCTCGTTCACGAATTCACGCAAGACGATATCAAAGTACAAATCATCAATGGACGCATTGTCTCAATGTTCCTTGGTGATTGTGAGTTGCGCGATAGCTTTGCAATCATGCCTGTGCCGTTGAGAGAATTGGGCGCCAAGCGTGATATTGAATATTGGAAAATGGAAAAGGAAAATCGGGCCAAATATCTGCCCGAAATCAAGGAATACCTGTTTTACGATTGCAAGGTGCTTTATGATGCTGTGCAGGCGTATCGCATCGCCGCTGGTAATCACAAAACGATTGCGTCAAACGCCCTCGCGTTCGCGCGCAAAATCGGTATTGATCCGGGTAAGACCAATCATCGTTTTGACCGTGAATATCGTGTTTTCTACTTTGGCGGCAGAACGGAATGTTTCAAGCCCGGCGAACATCGGGATTTGATCCTGTTAGACATTCATTCTGCATATCCCTATGCAATGCAGCACGAACACGCCACCGGCAGTAAATTCGAATGGCGCTCGTCTTTGGAAGGCATGACGCGAGAAGAAATCCAACGCTCTTTTATTGAACTCACTTGTCATGCCAAAGGCTGTTTTCCAGTAAAGACAAAGGGTGCGGAAGGCTTACACTTCCCGCACGCTTATGGTGAATACAAGGTAACAGGCTGGGAATACTTGGCAGCCAAAGACCTAAACTTGATATCGCGCGTAAAGATTGATTGCGTCAGAACAACACAAGAGAAAATCCATTTCCGGCCTTACGTTGAACATTGGTATAAAGAGAAACTGAAGTACAGTCCAAAGGACGCCAGCGGCGAACGGATTGACAAAGCCAATTACGCCATATCAAAGACAATGATGAATTCGTTATATGGCAAACTGGCACAAAATCCGGCGCGTTATTATGACTATAAAATCGTCAAAGCTGGCGCCGAAGTTGATACCAAAGAGGGTTGGACACTCGCTCAAGAATATGACGTGTACGAATTTCACCGTCGCCCTAGTCTTTGGAAATACGAATTTAATTACGGCAAGGATTGGGTAAGCAAATCCATTTATAAAAACGTCGCAACTGGCGCCAGCATTACGGGATTCGTTCGCGCTTATCTGTTGCGCGCCATGCACATTGTTGGTGTGCAATACGTTGTCTATACTGATACTGACAGCATCATTTGTCTGCCCGGTGGCAACGCTGCCGGGCTTTCACTCACTGACGATATCGGCAGTTGGGAATTGGAAGATAGGAGCGCCCCACGCGGGTTCTTTGCTGGCAAGAAACTGTACGCAATCGAATTGTCAAAGTTGGATAAAGCAGGCAAAAATAAAACCAAAATCGCCAGCAAGGGCAGCAAATTAACCTTTAGTGATGTTGAGAAGATTTCTAAAGGCGGTTCAGTCACTTGGCAATCTGAGGCCCCCACTTTTAACTTCTTGGGTGCTGGAAATGCGAAGAAAATTAAGCGCTCCAGTGTTGACGACAATGCAAAATTCGTTGTAAGAAAGATCACCGCAACGGCGCCTATTCCAGCGCCAAACTGAAACAAAGGAGATTTGTGCCAATGGCAAAGACGAAACAGGAAAAGACCCCGGTCATGCTCGCAGCCGACAAGGCCCGCGACGCCTATGCGAAGGCCAAGGCCGCCAACGAAAAGACGGACAACGCCGCCACCAAGAAGGCCATGGAAGAGGCCCACACGGCGATGAAAAGCGCCGTCAAGGCCGAAAATCGCGAACGCTTCCTGACACTCGGCGCGAACCGCGTCAGCAAGGCCGTCAAGGCAATCGACGCCCTGGTGCGCGTCGCCAACAAGAAGACGTACGATTACACGGAAGAGGACGCGACGGAATTGCTCGGCGCCCTCACTTCGGCCCACGGGCGCGTCAAGGCGGCGTTTTCCACCACGTCCACCAACAAGGGCACCGGCGGTTTCTCGTTCACCAGTGCGGCCCCCAAGGCGTAACCCCACGGCGCCAGCCGTCACGCCCAATGCCCCGCCGGGCCGGATCAGAAAAGGCGGGGCACCAACGCCTTATATAAGGACAGGCACAACACATGACCCAACTTCTCAAGAAAATCAGCAGCCGTACCGTGTTCGGTGCGAAGGCTGACGTTCTCAAACTCGTTATGAGTGACGAGAACACCAACCACTTCCTGTACCGCGTTTACGGGCAGGCCAAGGGCTTTGTCAGCGGCAGCAGCCGTTTCGAGGACAACCGCGACGAAGATAAGAAGCAGCGCCCTTGGCACGCGTTGGCAGGCGAATTCGAGGCCGTCAACCGCGACGGTGAAGTGTTCAACGCGG